GGCCCACTCTCTCGACGGAATCCGTAAGGCATTACTAGGCCAAATAAAGGGACACATAATATCTCCACCTTGATTGGTAGTTGGATTAAGGTAAATGTGTGGACGTTGTGACTCGCCTACTATATCATTGAAAACATTCGACCGTGATGTCGTCAATTGATCAAAACCTGGTAACGGTCTGTAACTGACCAAAGCCCTACCGTAATAGAAACTGTTACCATTAATAAGAATACGTACGTGTAGCTTAGCGCGTAACAGCATGTAATTGACTAACCTGTTTTCCACGCGTTTATTTTGAAAAAATAATGACCATGGGTCCAACGCGTGCCATATAGAATTGCCTACCGTCCATGAATAAGAGGCAATCTTAATCGGTCTACTAAAAAACTCTTGTAAAGATACATCCCCAGTTTCTGTAAGTTCATAAGTGGGGTCTGTCTCATTATCAATAGCATAAGACCACTGCTCTATCGCATCCGCGAATTGTGCAGTTTGAGTTTGTATTTCAGTACTCTCTGAATTTATTATTACATTGAATTGTGATTTTGTAGTGAATCGTTTATTTACAACTCCTAGTCTTAGATTCATAGGACTGGAGTGTTGTGAATGTTGTTTGACAAAAACTGGGCTAAATAGCCCCTAAGTCTATATATATAAAGCCTAACTAAAATGAATTTTCACGCATAACATGTAGTTGGTAAACCAGGATATATATGTACATTTGGTTTAATATGCAATGATACACTCGCATAGAGGGACGAATTTAGGTATTCCCGAACCTTACACACCTTAACCATCGGTGTATTGCGCTATCCATTTCGCTATACGATCCTCGTACGTATAGCCAAGCTCTCGACAAGCATGCTCCACCCCAATCTCGGTGGCAACAGCTAGTAGCTCTTTTACTCGTTTAGTATATACTTCCTCACCATGGCAGAAAAATTCTCGTGCTGCCCCATCGAGATTCGAAATCATCTGCTCTGTCATTGTGACTGCATCCGATTTCAGAACGCTATGTAGACTCTTAAATATGGACATCTCATCTAATGCACCCAAATTGTACCGTATCATGGGATGATACACAGACTTACGCTTCAAGAAATCGCAATCTAACATATGTAAATACGGAATAGGTTTCGATTCTTTATCTGGCATTGTAAATTCCATGCCGCGCTCTGACAAATATTTTGCAACCGAACAATGGTTATATAGAGGATACTCCTCACTCACAGAACTTATGCAATCATCGCCGTACGTTATCAGGGCACACACATCTCTGAATTTGACTTCAGGGTTAACCCCATAAGATGCGCAAAATGCACAGCGCAGTAACAAGCTGTTCACAATGCAGTTTATATAAACTGTGAGATTATGACCTGAC